AGCATTAGCGGTTAATTATGATGGTGGTAATGGTGGCGGAACTGCTGGTAATGATGTTGGTATTTTAACTAGAGCAGGTGGCTCATATCAAGCAACCATATCAGCATACAATAGTGGTGATGGTTATGCAAATTTAAATTTATCCTCTAATGTAAGTGGTGAAAAACTGTGGCACATATCAAAACGACTTAATAGTCATGGACATAGGTTAGAATATTTTTATTATGATGCTGGTTTTACATCTAGGTTTGGATTTTTAACTAATGGTGATTTTCATGCTGATGGTGATATTGTGGCTTATTCAACTACGATTTCAGATGCAAGTTTAAAAGACAATGTTGTTACTATTGACAATGCTTTAAATAAGGTTAAGCAATTAAGAGGGGTTAGTTATAAATGGAATAGTGGACCTAGAAACCAACAAAAAGATCTAGGTGTTATTGCACAAGAAGTTGAGAAAGTATTTCCTGAAATTGTTTATGAAAAACAAGCATTATATCATGGTGATAAACAAGTTAAATCAGTTGATTATGAAAAACTCACAGCTGTACTTATAGAATCAGTAAAAGAGTTATCGGCAAAAGTTGAAGCATTAGAAAATAAATGTTGTAATTGTAAATAATGGCAGTACCTAATTCAGATATAAGTATTTTAAGATTAGCAAGAGAACGAAAAGGATATGGTTTCACAAGTTCAACCAACATACCAGCACCAATATATAATTCAGATTTACACAGATTAAGTGGTGGTAATACAAGTGGAAGTGGTACAAGTTATCCAGCAGTTAATATGAATAATATTGCTGAACAACGACCTGATGGAAACCCACCTGAAAAGTTTAGTGAATTTATAGGTTATGAACAAAATTTAACTAGAACAGGTTTTTATTATATATATAGTGCATCAAGTTCTAGTGCTGCTTGTTTAAGTGGGTTACCAGATTTTACTGCATATTATCATACTGACGGAAACAATTTATTCCCAGATGATTTAACAGGTATATATACTGCTTATACAACACAAACAGGTACGACACCAGCAGCAAGTGGATTTTACCAAATATTTAATTCTAATTTTAATTCAATAGGTAAATTTATACAAGTCGGTTCTAATGGTGCTATTATTGGTGGTGGCAATTGTTAAAATTATTATTAAATTTGTAAAAAAATAAATTATGGGAATTTCTTATTCATGGCACTTTAATCAGTTAGACACAGCTGTTCAAGAGGGCGACAATCAAAATGTAATTAAAAGAATACATTACACTTATAAAGCAGCACATTCGGATAACCCTATGCAATATGTTGCTGTTATAAATGGCACAGTTAATTTAGGTGAACCAGGTGATGATTTTATTGATTATGATAATGTAACAAAGGAAAATGCCATAAGTTGGGTTATGTCTGCATTAGAATTAGAAAATATGGATGAATGGAATAGTAATCTTGATGAACAAATAAATGCAAAGATGAACCCAACAATGTTATACAACTATCCAAATTGGTAATAAAAATTAATTTAAATTATATATAAAATGGCAAAACTTGAGGAAAAAGAACTACAAGAATTAAAAGAAACAATATCTAAACCAAATCAAATAGCATTAGAAATTGGTATGCGAGTAATTGCACACAGCCAAATTGATAAGTTAGTTGGTGAGTGGGAAAAATCAAAAGAAGATGAACAATCTAAAATGAAAGAGATTGAGGAAAAACATGGTAAAGGTCAAATAGATATTAATACAGGCGAAATAACTCCTTTAAATGAGGAATAATGCCAATTTTCAATGCATCTAGTTTCTTATTGTTTAAAGATGAAACAGCAATTGGTCATTCAAAAGATGTTAAGGTAAATATTGAATTAGATCTACAAGATTCAACATCAAAAGATTCACAGGGATTTAAAGAATTTATAGCATCAATAATTGGTGGATCTGCGATTGTTAGTGGTTTAACAGCGTATGATGATAGTTTAAATTTTGAACAATTTGCTGATTATGTTTTAACAAGATCAGTTCAACAATTTTATTTTAAAGATCCAAATGAAAATTCATTTATAGTTAATGCTCAGGGTATTATTCAAAGTGTAGATGAAGTCAGTGATCATGAAAAAATTACCAAGTTTAATTTGAATGTCAAATTTACAGGTATATTTACAGCAGGTGATAATAGAAACTGGGAAAATATATTCGATTTTTGGGAAGATATATCTCAGAATTGGGAAAACGTATAAATATTTTATTTGTATATTTACAAAAAAATTTAAAACATATATAAATGGCTACAAGTGGTGTATTTAACGGAACTGATTTAATTTTAAAATTTCATTCTACGGATGGTTCTGAAATAAAAGTAGGACATTCAACAAGTGCTACATTATCATTAAGTAATGATTTACCAGAAGCAACAAGCAAAGACTCTAGCGGATTTGCTGAGCATATTGCTGGTGTAATTTCAGGCGAATTATCTTTTGAAGGTTTAATTGTTTATGATGAGTCAAGTGCTCAGAATGTAATTGATGCTTCAGATTATTTAATTGCAAGAACAAAAGTATACTGGGAATTTGGGACTGATTCAACAGGTGATAATTTTTATCATGGTGAAGGATTCTTAAATTCTGTTGAACATTCAGCAGAAATGGAATCACCTGCATCTTATTCAGGTTCAATTACTGTAACAGGTTCAATTACAAAAGGAACTAGATCGTAATTAAGATTTAAATCAGGCACATGATTAATTCGTGTGCCTTTAATTTTATAATATGGCAAACAAGAAAAGGGGTTACTATACTATTAAATTAGGTGGTAAAAATCGTGTCATGCATTTCAGCATGAATTTTTGGGCAAATTTTACTGATTTATTAGGCATATCGTTGCAAGAATTAGGTGATGTTTTTGCAGGTGGTGTTTCAATAAAAGCAATTAGAACATTAATATATTCTGGTTTATTAGCTAATGATCAAGAACAGGGTAATGAAATTGATTATAATGAGTTTAAAGTTGGTATGTGGTTAGAAGATTTAGAAGCAGATAAGTTAGATGAAATAGTCAATGCAATGTTAGAAAGCAGAATATTAGGTAATGATTTAAATGCAGGTATTGATCGAAATATCAAAAAAACCACTAAAAAGGGAAAGTAACAAGCCAACTTGATTTTGATACACTAATTGATTTTTATATTGGTCAGGTTGGCATCAATCCAAATGAATTTTGGTTTAATACTTGGAAAGAAAATCAGTTATTAGGCGAATCATATTTAATCAAACAAAATTTAGAATGGGAAAGAATCAGGTATTTATCAACCATGATTCATAATGTTAATTGCACAAAAAAATCCCAAATGATTAAACCTGATAAATTATTTCCTTTACCTCAAGATGTATATTTAGAAAGGGGTAAACCACATTCTACTCAAAAAGAATATTTAGCATTTAAGAAAAAATTAGAATCTGTTAAGTGGGAAAAGAAAGAATAATTATTTAGTATTTTTGTATAAACTTTTTTTATGGCAGAACAAAGATTAAGGTATTTTATTACTGGTAACGCATCTGGATTAAATAATGCGTTAAATAAAGCAAGTGCTAGAGTAAGTCAATTTGGTAACAAAATGAAATCGGTTGGTGCTAGTTTACAAAGATTTAGTGCAATTGGTGTTTTAGCTGGTGGTGCTGCAATTAAAATGGGTGTCAAGTTTGATGAATCCATGACAAAAATAAAATCTTTAGTTGGAATTGCTGGTGATGAAGTGGATGCAATGGGTGGTAAAGTCAGGGAGTTGGCTAAACAAACTGGCGTGTCAAGCACAGAAGCGGCAGATGCGTTGTTTTTTATAACATCTGCTGGTCTAAGAGGTTCGGAAGCAATGGATGCGTTAGAAGCGTCTTTAAAGGCCTCTGCGAGTGGATTAGGTGAAACTAAAACAATTGCAGATTTGGCGACCTCTGCCATGAATGCTTATGGATCAGATACATTATCGGCAAGTAGTGCGACAGATATTTTGACTGCCGCTGTTCGTGAAGGTAAATTGGAGAGTTCAGAATTAGCAGGATCAATGGGACAAGTTTTACCTGTGGCTAGTGCGATGGGTGTTTCATTTAATGATGTCGGTGCGGCAATGGCTGCAATGTCAAGAACAGGTACCCCTGCTGCCCAAGCGGCAACACAATTAACATCTATTATGGCTGGACTTTTAAAACCAACTACTCAGGCAGAACAAGCATTGGCGACAATGGGATTAAGTTCAAGTGGTCTAAAAGAACAGATTAGAGAGGAAGGTTTATTAAGTGTATTGAGTACATTAAAAGAAAGATTTGATGCCAATAGTGATGCTGCTGCTCAAGTATTTCCAAATATTAAAGCATTGAAAGGTGTTTTAGATTTAACTGGATCTGGTGCTGAACAAGCAGGAGAAATATTTAAATCCATGAATAATACGTTGGGCGATTCACAAAAAGCGTTTGACGAAACTTCAAAAAGTGCATCATTTAGATTAAAAAAATCTTTAAATGCCGCAAAAGAATCATTTGCTGAAATGGGGGCAGTTTTGTTAGAAGCATTATTGCCAATGTTACAGGGGTTAGCCAATATTGTTAAAAATATATTTACTGCATTCAATAATTTAGATGGGGGTACACAAAAATTAATAGCTGCCTTTGGTGTTGTTCTTATAGCATTACCAACATTAATAAGTTTATTTGGAACTTTAACAACTATTGTTGGTGCATTATTATCACCAATTGGATTAATTGCTGCTGCATTAGCAGGAGTTGCATATATAATATATCAAAATTGGTCGGAAGTTGCGCCTGTGGTGGTTGGTTTATATAATCAATTTGTTGATTTATATAATTCATCTGAATCATTAAGAAAAATAATTTTTGGCGTTGGTGCAGCATTTAAAACTGTTTTTATAGGTATTAAAACAATAGTCATGGAGTTTGTAAATGTTTTTCAAACTATGTGGAAATTGATAAAAGCATTTAGTGAAGATGGATTCGATGCAAGTTTTGGTGATATATTACAAGAAGGTTTTGATAATGGTAAAAAAATAGCATTAGATGGTGCAGATGAAATAGGAAAAGCGTTTACAGATGGATTTGATAAAGCAGTTGGTTCTAAATTAGAACATAAAACAGTTGATCAGTTAAATACTGGTATCTCAAATGCTATAGGTACGGTGAAAAATAAATTCAAAGGTTGGTTAGGTGATGTTCTGAGTTTAGGAGGTGGTGGTGAAGGTGGTGGTGAACCTATAAATGATCCTGAAAGTGTTGCTCATTTTATGAAATTATTTTCAAGTTTAGGAAGTGATGAAAATCAAGAAGCGGTTGGTGAAACAACTGAAAAAGTAGGTTTATTAAAACAAACACTAGATGCTGTGGCCAATAGTGCAGAGGTTGTTGGTGAAGGAATTAAAGGTGCGTTTTTAGGTGCGTTTGAAGCAATGATGGAAGGTGAGAATGTATTTAAAGCGTTAGGTCAAATGTTATTGGCGTTGATAAAAAAATTAATAGCTGCTGCTTTGGCTGCTTTTGTTTTATCTGCATTGGTAAAATCTATTTTTCCAAGTGGCGGAGGTGGTGATATGTTTAAAGGAATGGGTGATTTTAAAAAATTATTTACCTCATTTTCTGGTGTTAAATTTGCAAAAGGGGGAATCGT